AGCGCGATCTCGACCGAGCGATGCACGAGCACGCCGTCGAGCCAGTATTCGGTGGCGCGCACCGTGCCGCCGGGCGTTTCCTCGACGGTCTCGCGGTGCTCCAGTTGATCGACCGGCATCAGGCCGTGAATCGTCGTGACCATTTCGCTCATGCCTGTTTTTCCAGCAACAGCACCGTCGCTCCGGCGCCGTCCGGCTGCACGCCGCGCACCAGGTAGCGGGTGCCGTCTTCCAGGTCGATCACGTCGTCATGGGCTGGGCTGGGGTAGTCGAGATCCGAGATGGTGATGTTCGGCCGGCCGGTCTCCACCCCGAGCGCGCTCACGTAGTCGCGGCGGAACAGCGCGCGGATTTTCTCGGCGCCATTGACGATCACCCAGCGGTCGGCGAGCGCATGCACCGCGGCCTGGGCGTCCAGTTCGATCTGGGCGGCGTCAAGCATGCGGCGTGCTCCGGCGGGCCATGCGCGGCGGGGTCAGGGTGAGCGCCGGCTTGGGCGGCTCCACTGGCTCGATGAATTTCAGGCGCAGCAGCCGATCGCGCAGCAGGCCGGTTGGCTGGATCACGTCGCCGACGCTCTGGCGGTCGAAGGCGACAATGACGCGGAAATTGGGCAGTCCAGTCATAGCCAGGTCCCAGGCGGTTCGCCCTCAGTCCAGTAGTCACTGGCGTACTGGTACAGCGGCTCCAGGTTGGCCGATGGCCAGATCACCTGCAGCTCGGCATGGCCGATGACCACGCGCGGCGCGCAGTGGATCTGTAGGCCGGCGGCGCGCCAGTTGCGCCAGAAGTGGATGTCGTCGTCGGTGCGGCCGGCGCCCCAGCGACCGTCCTCGTCCGGCTTGCCGATGAACCACGGGCGCGGCAGGTCGGCGAAGGCCGAGGCGCGCAGCAGCGTCAGGCCGAAGTGCCCGGTGTTGATCGGGACGAGCGTCTCGTCGAGCACGGCGCGGTCGATCTCGCCACGATTGCGGCCGTTCTCGCCGGCGATGGTCAGCAGCGGATGATTGGAGCGGCGGCCCATCTGCAGCGGCACCAGGGCGGACACCTCGGGATGCGCGGCGGCGGTGGCCATGAGCGCCTCGACGGTGTCGGCGGAGTAGATCGAGTCGTAGTCGATGGTCAGTATCCACTCGGCGCCTTCGGCCAGCGCCTCCTCGATTGAACGTGTCAGGCATTGGCCCCAGAATGCGCCTGTGGTCTTGCGCAGCGGCAGGCGCAGGCGCGAGACTACATCGACGCCGGAAAAGAAGTTGTCCATGAAGCCCAGGCGCGGCACCGACATGACAGCGTGCGTCTTGGCCCAGGCGGCCGGGCGTTTCCAGCCGGCCAGGTTCAGCGACACTGGCAGCGAAGAGCAGTCCTGCGCGCCCGGCCATTTATGGATGCCGACCAGGCCGGCCTCGCGCATCAGGTGCGCCAGGCTCGCATGGTCGTACTGCGCCAGATGCACGTCGTTGGCATCGGAGTGGCCACCGCAGACGTAGCCCACCCACGGCTCGGCGCGGCGCTCGAGGTAGCCGCGGGCGATGTATTCGAAGTCTGGCACGGCCAGCTTGATCAGGCCGCCCGGCTTGAGCACGCGCACCCATTCGGCGAGCACCTGGTGCGCCTCGCGGTGCGAGAAGTGCTCGAAGACGTGGCTCGCGCGGATCTCCTCGACGGAATCGTCGGGAAGGTCCAGCGGGTAGCAGCTGCGGCCCTGTTTCAGGTCGTAGCTGTTGTCGTAGCCTTCCAGCGGCGCGCCGCCGGCCCCGAGGTTGAGGCGCAGCGGCGCGGCCGGAACAGGCTTGACGGCGGCCAGGGTCACAGATCGGCGACCGCGCGAACCAGGCTCGTTTCCACCAGCTGGCCCGACAGCTCCGGGTTCTGATAGACGACGAACGAGGTCAGGGTCTTGGTGGTGTAGGGCGTGGCCGTCAGCAGCAGGTAGCGTTTGCGGCCGCGCAGGTCGATGTTGAAGTTGTAGTTCTGCGAGACGGTGGTGGCGGTGGCGGCGATGGTGCTGCCGGCCAGTGCCGTGGCCACGTCGGTGTAGGCGGTGGTGGTGTCGCCCTCGCCGATTTTCAGCGTGAGGAAACCGTTGGTCGCGGAAACCGTGGTCTCGTGCAGGCCGATGGTCAGCCGGTCGTAGCCCAGGGTGTCGATGACGGCGGTATGGCTGGCGTCCGAGGCGCAGGAGGCGGCCAGCAGGAGCTTGGTTGCTACGGGTCGAAACATGATTGCGTCCTTTCGTCGCCCGGGCCGGCGGTCGCCGGCCCCGGCATCAGGTTGGTTACTCGCCGTACAGGCCGCAGATCGGGCCGGCGACCGTGGTGGATTTGTTCACCCCGTGCGCCACGATGTCGATGCGCTCGGTGGTGATGATCCGCGTCAGGTTCTGGTGCGCGTTGGTGTAGGGGTCCACCGTGAGCATCATTCCCGAGCCGCTGCCGAAGGCCACGCCGAGCTGGAAGTTGCCGAGCAGGGCGAGGATCTTGTTGCTGTAGTCAGTAGTGGCGCCGGCCGGCATGTTGTGCGCGACCGAGATCGGAAAGCCGGCATACGACTGCTCCAGCACGCCGCCCTGCAGGGTGCCGGTGTCCTGGCCGCCCGCGGTGAGCTTGAGCCGGCCGAAGATCATGGCTTCGCCCACGCCGCTGACCACGAAGCGCGCCCCGGCCCGGGCATACACCGGCAGCTTGCCGATCAGCGCGGCCACGTCGGTGGCGTCCATCTCGCCGAACGTGTCGTGGTTGGCAGCGGCCAGGCCCCGGCCGCCGGCGTAGGCAGCGGTTTCCAGCAGATTGACGATGCCCAGCATGCCGCCGTAGGTGGAAGTGCCGTCGCCGATGATCAGGCAGGCGTCTTCCTTGATTGCGAAGGCTCGGGCCTGCTCGCGCGCCACCATCTCGGCCAGCGGGATCACGGCATCCATCGCCGTGCTCTTGCCAATCTGGGTATAGGCCATCAGGTCTTTCAGGTTCAGTTGCACCTGGTCGCCGGCCGAATCCGAGGCGGTGCCGGTGTTGCCTTCGCCGACGAAGTAGGCGGTGATGTCCGAGGTCACGCGCGGCAGCGTCATGCTGGCGGTGCCCATCGGGATCACGTTGCAGATGCGGCGGGCGACGCCGTACTGCTCGCGGTTGCTGATGATGGCCGATTCCATTTCGATCGGCACCAGCCAGCCGGCCGAGGTGAAGACGCCTTCGGTCATGGTCCGCGCGGCGTTGCCGAGCTGTTCGCCCTGGATCAGTTGCACGCCGTGGTCGCGGCACCAGCCGAGCGCCGCGGCATCGCCGAAGATCACCCCGCGCGCCCACATGCCGGCGCGGTAGGCGACCTCGTGGTCGTCCTTGCCCATGACCTTCCCGATGCCGCGGAAGGTCTGCAGATTGGCGCTGGCGATCATGTCGCGCGCGCCCATGCCGTAGGGCGTCTGCCCGTCGCGCGGGGCCGGGGCGTGGCTCACGTTGCTGGCGCGGCCGGCGCGGGCCTCGACCAAGTCCAGCAACTGCTCGCGGAAGCCCTCGAAGGTGATCTGCGGATCGAGGATGGACTTCTGCGCCAGGTCGTCGCCGCCGTAGTGGCGGAACTTGTTGCCCATCGCGATGATGTCGGAATTGCGCTTGGCCATGTCGCGGGCGGCCTGCTCGCGGATGGTGCGCTCCTGGTTGATCATGTCCCGCACTGCACTGGGGGCCGCGGGTTCCTGGGCGGCCGGCGCCGCCGCTTGCTGCTTGGTGTCATCCATTTGGGATGCTCCTTGAGGTGTCCGCGGCAGTGCCCGGCCGATGCCCACCGAGTTGTCGGCCGGCAGACTCACCAGCGACAGCTCGAACGGCATCCAGTCGGTTACGCGGTAGGTTGAAACGTCCCCGTCTCGGGACTCCAGCGATACATCGTTGATCTGGTAGCCGACCGAGACTTTCGATCGGATACCGTCCAGAACATCCTGGAAAATCTCTTCGGCGCGCGAACTGCGCGAGAAGCGCACCGTGGCGCGGCCCCGGCGGTCTGGGTCGATGCGGGCGGATACCACGACGCCGATCTGCTCGCGCGATTCGTGCTCGAGCAGCAGTGGCGCACCGTCTTTCAGGCGCTCCATGCGTACCGAGCCGGGGCGCATGTCGAGGATCTCGCGTCCCCACAGGCGATCGACCGGCGCTTCGGAGGCCCAGGCGATGTCGGCGGTGCGGCTGGCCTGGTCGATGGCGCCGCGCTCCAGCGTGAAGGCAGCGCGCGCGTTGGTGCCTTTCAGGCTACGCGAGGCGAAGTCGTCGTTCTGACTCATCTTCTGTTTCCTTGTGTTCGGGTTCCGGCGGCTCGGTCGGCTCCGGCGCTTCCGGCTCGGTCGCGGGCTCCAGCTCCACGCCCATCGCTTCGGCGAGCTGCTCCTCCTGGGCGATCTCGGCGAGGATGTCCTCGAAGTCTTCGCCGGACTCCATCAGGATGCGGGTGCGGCTGGTCAGCCGGGCGGCGAGCGCCGCGGTCTGCGCCTGCGTTTCCTTGAGCGGATCGACCCAGGCCCAGCGCTTGCACGCCCAGCGCACATTCAGCAGTCGCTCGTCGCGCGGCAGGGTGCCGGCGAGCTGCTCGGCGTCGAGCCAGGCGCGGTAGAGCGGCTCGCAGAACTGCTCGACGTACCACTCCTGCAGCGCCATCCAGGTGTCGCGCTCCTCGAGCAGGGCCACGCGGGCGGTCGAGTAATTGACGTTGCTCGGGTCGTTGGCGAGCGAGTGGTAGGCCACGCCCAAACCGGCGGCGATGCCGCGCAGCGAGGTGCGAATGAACGGCTCGACAGCCGCATCCGGGAACTGCGGATCCCACGATTTGAAGTCGTAGCCGGTGGGCAGCACGTCGAAGGCGCCGGGCTCGGCATCCTGGACGAAGCGGCCCGTGGTGGCGTCCTTGGCATCCGCCAGGGTGGCCGGCAGGTCGCCGTCTGGGCTCACGTAGAAACCCATCTTGCTGGCGCCCACACGGGCGTTGATCACCGCGGCTTCCTCGAATCCGCCGAGGTTCCACATGCGCATCATGGCCGCGGCCATCCACGGGATGCCGCGGACCTGCTCCGGGTATTCCGGGACGAACAGGTGCAGGATCTCGGCGGCCGGAACGCGCTCGTACTCGCGCACGTTGTTGCCGCCCCAGTAGCCGACCTCGCCGGGATGCTTGCGCAGGATGTGATAGGCGACCGGCATGCCGTCCGGATCGACCTCGACGCCCATCTTGATGGCGCCTCTCGCGCCGAGATCCTCGTTTTTCTCCTCGTCCAAACGGTCGATGTCGAGGATCTGCAGGCGCATGCCGGCCCGGCCATTGTTCAGGATGCGGATCATGGCCTCGCCGTCGCGCGCCAGCGTGCGCAGGATCAGCCGATGCAGCATGGCCAGCGACAGGTTCCCGGTGGCGTCGCAGCGCCCGCGGCGGCCGAACTCGCGCCATAGCTGCTCGATACGCGCGTTCATGGCCACGTCCGGCGAGCCGCGCGGCCGCTTGACCTTGGCCTGCAGCACGAACGGCTTCGGGCCGGCGACGTTGGCCACGCACGAGCCGACGAACTTGGCGGCGTAGCCTTCGGCGCGGGCCAACTGGCGCGAGCGCGCGCGCAGGGTGCGCAGTTCGTGCCGCGCCCAGCGATTCACCGCGCCCGGATCGTTGGTCCAGGAGTTGGTCAGGCGCGAAACCTGCGCCGCCGGGAAGGCGGTAGCCGAGCGCCGCGGCTTGCGGCCGAGCACCTTGGCGATCGCGTCGGCCAGGATGCCCATCAGAGCCTCGTCATCACGCGGCCGCGGCCGCCGATGTTGGACGCCAGCCGGGCGGCGGCCTCCTCGGAGGCGACTTCGAGCTTGTAGCTATCACGCAGCTTGAGCAGGTCGCCGATCGGCATCTTTTCGATCGACCGATCGCCGATGGTCACGGACTGCTGGTCGGTCGTGGCGCGGCCTTCGAGCACGGCCTCGATCGCCTCCAGCACCTTGCGGGCGTGGCTGCGGTCGTCGTAGCTGGTCTTGGCGGCGAGGTTCGGCAGCACCTCGATGCTGCCGGTCCAGACGGTGTAAGCCTCGGCTCCGCTGGTGACGCGCGCGGAGGCGCTGTAGGTGCCGGCGGCGTAGCCGGCGGTCGTGGCCGCCGCTACGCTGACGAGGTGATCGGCGCCGGAGGCGCTCGCCGTGATGGTGATCTTGCCGGCGGCGTTGAGCAGCGAGTACGCCAGCGTCCAGGTGGGCGCTGGGTAGTCGGACAGCGAGCGCGACCAGGTCCATGTGTCGCCGGCGCGGACCTGGGTGGGCTCAACAGTGGGAACATCGGCCGCCATGAGGGGCGACCATAGGGAAAAGCGCTGGCCGAGTTAAGGCAAAACCGGCCAATTACTTCCCCAAAATGGCCCTGCGCGCCGTCCGTTCTGATATTCCGGCCTTGATCGCCTCGCGCACGTTTTCCGTTCGCAGGGGATCGCGCCTGGCAATGTAGGCGCGTTCCCCGCCGAACTGCGCGCGGATGCGGATCTCCCAGGCCGTGCGCGGCGTGGTTTCCAGCAGGGCCACCATCTCCTTCACGAAATCGCCAGGCATGCTTCCTCCCGTTGCAGAAAATCCTGATACGCGCGGGCCAGGCCGTCGGCGAGCTGGGTGCGCGGCTGCCAGCCGATGGAGCGCACGCGGCCGATGTCCAGCAGCTTGCGCGGGGTTCCGTCGGGCGCGCGGTTGTCGAAAACGATGTCGCCGTGGTAGCCGACCACCTTGGCCACCTGGCCGGCCAGCTCGGCGATGCGCAGGTCGTGACCGGTGCCGACGTTGATCACGCCATAGGGGAAGCCGCCGGGCTCGTTGATGAGGCGTAGGGCGGCATCAGCGAAGTCATCGACGTAGAGGAATTCGCGCAGCGCCTGGCCGGTGCCGAGCAGGCGCACGAAGGCGTCCTGGCCGATCTTGGCGGCGTGGATCTTGCGAATCAGTGCGGCCACGACGTGCGAGCGATGTACGTCGTAGTTGTCGCCGGGGCCGTAGAGGTTGCTCGGCATGAGCGCGCACCAGTCGAGGTTGTCCTGCAGGCGCACGGAGAGCACGGCCTCGACGCCGGTGAGCTTGGCCACGGCATAGCCGCGGTTGGTGGGCTCGAGCATACCGGAGAGGATGGCGTCCTCCCTGATGGGCTGGGCGGCGTGGCGCGGGTAGGCGCAGGAACTGCCGAGGTAGAGCAGGCGCGGCACGGCCGCCCGGCGCGCCTCGCGCAGCACGGACACGGCGATGGCGGCGTTCTCCAGCAGGAAGTCGGCTTGCTGCGCGGCATTGGCGACGATGCCGCCGACGTAGCCGGCGGCCACGACGATCAGCTCGGGGCGCATCAAATCAATCTTTGTCCGCACGACGGCCGCATCGGTCAAATCGACGCGGTCGGTGCGCACCTGGCTATGCCCGGCATTGCGCAGGGCGCGCACGATCGCCCCGCCGGCCAGTCCGGACGCCCCCATCACCCAGATCGGTGCCTCTTTTCTCATCCTTTGAACCTCCCGACGAAACCGCGTGGTTGTGCTGCAAAATTAGGCCGTTTCAACCAGTCCGGCGTGGCGATCTCGGGCTCTGGCGGCTTTTCTGGCGGTTTCGAGGCCAATAAATTGCCCTCGGCGGGCTCGATCAGACTGCGCTGGCGTACCGCGGCCTCCTTGATGTCCCACCAGGCCGGCTTGCGGGTGTTCAGCCCGAGCGCACGGCACAGCCACACTGCATAGACGGTGCAATCCAGCGCTTCGTTGCGGCGGTCGGTGCGCTGCTTCCACTCGCGCTTGCGCGGGTTGAGGCGCGAGGGGATCTTGATTTCTCCGAGAATCTGCTTGTAAAAGTCGTTGCGCACGCCCTTGTACCAGTGCATCCGCCCCGGGCCGTCGCCCTGGAGGCGCACGCGGCCGGTCTCGGTGGCATAGCCGAGCACGAGATCCTTCGCCTTGGCGGTTCCGACGAGGTTGACCTCGACCCCGAACTTTGCGGCCTTGGTGGCGCGATAGTTCGGGTCGATCTTGCGCGGCGGGCTCCAGATTTCGACGCGGCCGATAGAGTCGGCCGCGCCCTTGACGGCGAAAACCCGACGGCCGCGATGCTTGCGCACGAAGCCATAGGCGGCATCCGAGGTCTGGCCGTCGGAGCAGTCGATGGCGCAGGCTTCGATCTGCAGCCGCGCGCCGCTGGCATGCGTGACGCGCCGCTCGATCAGCTCTTCCAGTTCGAGCCAGGCGCCGGCGCCGGCCACCATCGTCTGGCCGTACAGCTCGCCCCAGTAGGCGAGCCACATCTCCTCGCCGCGTCCGACGACCCAACAGGTTACCGCCAGGCGGTCGTGCTGGACATCGACCGCGAGCAGGGCGATCAGCCCTCCGGCCGGGCAGGTCCATTCGTCGTAGGCTTCGGCGCGCTCTTCGAGTTCGTCTTCCTCCGGCAGTTCGCCCTTGTATTCCCAGGGCAGGCCGAGCGTGGAGTTCCAAAAGGCGATCATGTCGCCGGGGTCGCCCTGGTCCATCTTGTGCTGCGCTTCGAGAAACTTGCGGGCGAGCACCGGGACGCGCGACTCGTCAAATGTCGAGTACAACTCGTTGGTGTAGAAGCCCACCGCGCCGGCGCCCGGAGAACTGGCAATCCACTGGGCGCGTGGGAGCGCGGCCACGCGCTGCTCGTCGCTCCACACGCTGCCGCAGTGCGGACAGGTGTAGTAGGCGTCCTGCCAGCGCCATCGGCCATAGACTTCGTGGGCGGCACCGTCGGCGCTTTCCGGAATGGTGACGTTGCCCCAGTCGAGTACGTGCGCCTCGCCGCAGTGCGGGCAGGGAACCCAGCAGCGCCGCTGGTCGGTGACCATCATCTCGGCTTCGATGGCGCTGGCGCCCTTGGCCGTTGGGGTTCCCCCGACCAGGATGAGGTGATCCGGGTAGGTCTTGGCGCGCTCCTTGGCGAGCTTGATCGAGCCGCCCTGCCCTTTCACGTCGCCGGATACGTCGTCCGGTTCTTCGATGATCACCAGGCGCGCCGAGGTGGATTTGACGTCGCTAGGAGAGTTGCCGCCGACCAGCTTGGCCAGCCCTCCGGGAAAGCGCTTGCGCGTCTGGCTGTTGCCCAAAGCGCGGCTCTTCAGTATCACCAGCGGTGAAAGCACCGGCGTGGCGCGGATCATCGGGTCTAGCTTCTCGGCGGCGAAATCCTTCGCGGCTTGCAGGCGCGGAAACACGGCCACCTGGACGCTGGGCTTGTGGTGGATGTGGTAGCCCATGACGTTGC